GAATGGGGTAGATACATGGAAAGTGCTAGACGGTTTTGGAAAATAGCCCACAGCTATAAACCATACAGAGTAGCACTTAAAGAAATGGAAAAGAATATGGGCCGGGGTAATAATGCTATGTTGCCTTGCTGCCCAAAATGTGACAGAGCATTTGATCCTGCAGATATTAAAGCGTATGTTAATAAAAAATATGTCTGCGACTAAGGCGGTGGAGTAGATGAAAAAAGGTGTAAAGATCGATAATAATAGACTGAAGAAATTGAAGTTATTTGCGCCGTATGAAGGAAAAAGCAAATTCTCAATCAGTTTTAATAAGAAAATTCGAGAACAATTAAAAACATGTCGAAAGGCTCGTAATAAAATAAAATGTCGGGTCATGCTGGCGAAAGCGATCATTATATTCGGGTACCACAACATGACAAAGGCGTATGATGCAAAATATCGTTATGAAATGAGGCGACGCTGTGCAAAGAATGGACAATAGAACAGAACGTATATTCTCAATGCTTGCTTATAGATATCTTCGGAATAGACATGATAAGGCTATAGTGAGTACATATTATTCTTATTATGAGGAAATATCAGATGGTTTAGTAAAATGCAAAAGGGCAGAAATAACGTACCGAAATAGAATGCTTGTCAGAATAATGGTCAAAAGGCGGTGCAAATTATGAAAAAGCCTAAAATCAAATACATAGGCTGGTGCCACGAATGCAAATATCTAGGCAGTTTTATTTGTGGTAACTGTAACCCCAGTAAGAAATACAGTTTTGGTAGACCGTCTGAATTTATAGCTAAGGTCAGGAGCGCGAATAGATTATGGAATTGATTAGCAAAGATGCTTTAGAAGCTAAATTAATGTTATGCATGGACATGAATAGGGCTGATTGGTCTTATAACAAAATGATTATGGCAAATAAAATGCTGGAAATTTTAGATCAAGAACCTATTATAGAAGAACGAAAGCACGGATACTGGATTGAACACCCTGAACATCCCGTAGGAGATTGTAGTATATGCGGTGAGCGTGTACCTATCTACAGCGGTAGCAAAAAATACAAAATCTGCCCTTATTGCGGGGCTATTATGGACGGTGATAGTAAATGACATACCGTGGTATCTGCTTCTGTCACGCAAGTAATGATCACTACTGTAAAGAAAATAATGTATCTAAATGCACAAATACAGAATGTATGCGTCATGCAAGCACTATACCAGATAATCTGCCAGAGTGGGAACTGTTTGCTTATTCGGATTTTAGCGGTAAGTGTGGAAGATACAGAACGGAGTGAAGAAAAATGATTGGAGAACCTTGCCCTTGTGATGAATGCGGCGTTGACTGCGATTATTGGGATAGCAAGTATTGCTGTACATATTGTCGTTGGTGCTATGGCGACAAAGAGCCGCCTTGTGAAATTTGTGACCCTATGGACGTTTGAAAGGAAGGTGAATAAAGAATGACAGATTACAAAAAATTATCAGAAGCCTTACAGACCATTCAAGACGAATGCCTAAAAAATAGAGATTGCGAGAAATGTCCGTTTTCTATGGTAAAGCATGGCAATAGTGATATGGGAGCATATGAATTGGCTAATCATATATGTGCAATTAAGGCTAATTTGCCTAGTGCTTGGCAAATTAAGCCCGTTGGTTTTATCCGGTTATTAGAAAGCAAATGAAGCATAATGTATGAAATAATACCGATTTATCGTCTTGATAGATCAATCTGTTATTACAACATCCAGGAATCGTATAGCCAAGAAATAGTTGTCTCTGCAGAACTAACTAAAAAGCAGGCAGAAGCTATATTAATAATTTTGAATGATGAGGACGGTGTATTTGATGACGATTAAAGAACTTTATGAATACGCCAAAGAAAATGGAACGGAAGATAAGCAGTTAGTCGCTATATGCTTTGAGAATGGCTGTGTTCTTGTAGATGATGAATATCCTTTTGGAATTGAGGACGGTGTATTTGATGATTGAAATAGGCGATAATTTAGCGATGATAATTTATTTTGCTATTATGTGTGGGTTTTTAGTATTTTGTTTTGGTCGGAGGTAGTAATGACTATAGATGAAGTAAAAGCAATATTAGGAAGAGTAAGATTTATAGAGGGTCAGATAGAAGATGCAGAGGAAGAGCTTATAATGTTAAAAGCTAAATCGCTAAAAATAACATCAGCATTATCTATGGGCCCTGTACATGGTGGAACACAAGATAAGATTGCTCAAGTTGTTGCTGATATCGCAGACATGGAAAATTACATTGTTGAAAGAACTGAAGCATATAAAAAAATGCGAATGAAAGCATATAAATTGATAGAGTTACTGGATTCCCCAAAAGATGCTAAATTTATTAGTGACTGGTATCTAAAAAAGGAAAAACGAATTGCTACTTGCGACCGGAACGGATACGAAAGGCAAGGCGGATATAAAGCAAGGAACAGAATAATCAGAGAAATTGCTAGAAAAACAGAAGAATTGGCGACACTTGGCGACATATTGACATGATAAAATAGTATTGTAAGTAAGTGGGCTTACAAGTTTGAGAGTAGTGTAATCCGGCAACTGCCAACCCTGCCGTTGGGGTGATACAGCGGCATATTTAATTGAGGTACGAACATGTTAAAGCGAACGCTAATGTTTTTAGTAGCCCTAACCTTGATAGAGGGATATTGGAAGGCTGTAGAAAGAGCTATAGACGGCTATGTAACAACACGACCAGTTGATCTTGTTATAGGCGTAACATGGGCAGCAAGCGTGGTGTGGTGTAGTAAATAATATTGGAGAGTGATTAAATGTTAGTAAAAGAACTAATAGAAAAGCTCAAGGCAATGCCTCAAGATGCACTGATAGTAGTACCTGGCGATGGTGATTTTGCCGTTGCCGAGCGGGTAGAATTAGAAAAGGAAGAGAGCGCGGATCGCTTTATAGAAGATGCAAATCAAACTTCAGTGGTATCGATAACTTAATAATAGCCACTTAACTTACACAAATAATTTAGTCTTAAAAAGCCGATAAAACACGGTAATATATATCAGAATTTAGCATATAACTTAATATAAAGGCACTTAACTTCGGTTAGGTGCTTTTTTATTTACAAAGGTGGTGATAACAGATGGCTGCGCTAAAAGATCCAAGACAGGAGAAGTTTTGTAGGCTTATGGCTGTAGGTGGTAAAACACAGGAACAGGCAGCCATTGATGCAGGGTATTCAGCAAAAAGCGCAAGGCAGGCTGCGTCAAGACTGTTAACAAAGCAGCACATTGTTGACAGGGTAACGGAACTTCAAACGGTTACTGAAGAAAAAATTGCAGATGAACAGAAGAATATCATAGATGAACTTAGCAAATTAAGAAAGTTCTGGTTAGAAGTTATAGACGATAAAGAAGAGCGCATGAATAATAGGCTTAAAGCATCTGAGCTATATGGTAAATCGATAGCAGCATTTGTAGAGAAGCGCGAGGTTAGTGGTAAAGATGGTGAACCAATTACTTTTCGTTGGGCTGGTGATGATGGTTGAAAGTAATAACTATACCATACAAACCAAGACCTCTTTGGAAAGACATAATTCATCCTGCCCTTGATAAATATCGTTTCGCCGTTATAGTAGCCCACAGACGTTATGGTAAGACTGTAGGAATGATAAATGAGCTGACTAAGAGTGCTATCAAAAATACGCTTATAAGCCCTCAGTTCGCATATGTAGCGCCGTTTAGGAATCAGGCTAAGATGATTGCATGGAACTATTTGAAGTATTACACAAGCGCGATTCCCGGTAGAAAGGTAAATGAAAGCGATCTGTTTATAGAACTGCCGTCAAAGCATAAAAATGCTGTTGGGGCAAGGATATATATTATAGGCGCGGATAAGCCTGATGCGTTGCGCGGTACTTACTGGGACGGCGTTGTGCTTGACGAATATGCTCAAATAAAGCCTGAACTATGGGGCGAAGTAATACGGCCGGCGTTAGCTGACCGCAAGGGCTTCGCTTATTTTATCGGAACACCTAAAGGGCAGAATCAGTTCTATGAGATATACCAAAGAGCGCAACGCAGCGAAGAATGGTTTACCTGCCTTTATAGAGCTGATGAAAGCGGTGTGTTGGATGAAGCAGAGCTTAAGTCGATGATGGAAGATATGACGGATATAGAAATACGTCAGGAGCTTTATTGTGATTTTACTGCATCGGCTAGTAATGTCGTCATCCCTATTGATTTAGTTACAGAGGCAGCACACAGATTGCTTCAAGAAAAAGACGTGCAGGGAGCTCCAGTTATTCTTGGCGTTGATATAGCCAGATATGGTGATGACAGATCTACTATTTTTAAGAGACAGGGACTATGGGTAGATGAGCCTTTAGTTTACAAAGGTCTGGACACTATGGATATGGCGGCAAGAGTTATTGATGCGATAATCAGATATAAGGCCGATATGACTTTTATTGACGCTGGAGTCATGGGTGCTGGAGTTATAGATCGCATTAGGCAGTTGGGGTACAACAATATCAGTGAAGTCTACTTTCAGGGCAACGCACTGCATGAACAGCGTTTTGAAAATATACGTGCTGAGATGTATTTTAAGATGCTTGAATGGCTCAAGTCTGGCGGCGCTATACCTGATATGCCGGAATTAAAAAGCGAACTTAGTATCGTAGAGTACAAGTTTAGTAAACGTGGCAAAATCATCTTACAGCCTAAAGAAGAAATTAAGGAAAAGATTGGTAAAAGCCCCGATCTTGCAGATGGTCTTGCTCTGACTTTTGCAAGGCCTGTTTATCCAAGGTTAAAACCGGGTGATCCTGGGTATGGACGTAAGATGATGTGTAATACAGAATATTCGATATTTTAAGGAGCGATAACAATGGGAATTTTCAAGAAAGTATTTGGTGGTGGCAGTATTAGAATGCCTGAGGTTGTTGAAACGCCTCCGGCTCCTACGACAGTGACCAGTACAGAGACTGGAACAGAAACAGATCCGGCAAAGAAAAATAAAAGGCGCGGGTTTGCTTCCACTCAAGTGTCTACTGATCGTAATACTATTGCAGGCAGCAGTTCTGGAAGAAAAACTTTAGGTTAGGAGTTTGAAAATGGCTAAAGCTAAAGTAAAGCAGAAAGAAATTGAAACAATTGCGGCACGAGCGCCTGCGGAAACGCACCCGTCAGACGGACCATCTTTAAAAAGCCACTGGCCAGAAAAAAGAAAATTAGTTAGAAAGATGCGAGATCTTTATGAAAAACGGCTTGATTATGAAATCCGTTGGAAAGAGATTAGAGATTATCAGCTGCCGTTTATAGGTGAATTTGATAATACGGCTGACAAAACTAATCCTGCCCGCAGACGTGATTTGAAAATAGCCCAGGGGGTTGCATGGCTGGCTGCACAAATATTTGCTGCAGGCGTAATGAGTGGTTTAACTCCGCCTAGTCGCCAGTGGTTCAAATTAGGCTTTAGCAATAGCGCTATGAGTGGCGATATTGAAGCTACAAGAGTACTGGACATAAGGCAGGAAATTGTAGCCGCGGTGCTTTCAAAAAGTAATTTTTATAACAGCATACATTCAGTATATCTTGAATTGCCATTTGGACAATGCCCAATGGCAATTTTTTATGACCCAAATACAGGCATTAGATGCGTTCCTATGACTATAGGGACTTATGCGCTTGGTGTAGATGGGTTTGGAAAAGTACAGACATTCGCACGCAAGTATGAAATGACATTATCACAGATTGTAGATTGTTTCGGCAGTGAAAGTTTGCCGCAACATCTGCAGCAGCAGGTAGCCAATGGCACCGGACTTGATAAAAAACATACTGTAAATTGGCTTGTAGAACCAAATGACAAACGGCTTCCAGGATATATGGATAGGTTGAATATGCCTTATAGGTCAGTTTATTGGCTTGATAAGTCACAGGATAATGAATTTCTATATGTAGGTGGATTCGAAGAATGGGCTATACCAGTTGCAAGGTATCTCGTCAATGGTCTTGAGCCGTATGCCAAAGGACCAGGGTGGTTCGCCGAAGGTGACAGTAAGTCTCTTCAAATGATGAAAAAAGACTTGCTGACAGCCATTGAACTTGGAGTTAAGCCACCGATGAAAGGCCCGGCTTCGCTGCTGAACAATGGTGGTATCAATCTTATCCCTGGAGGAATGACCGCTGTAGACGATCAGACACAGCAGTTTGTTCAGCCGCTATTCCAGATCAATTTAGATATTGACCATGCTTCACAGGAGATCATTCGCACGGAGGATGCAATCAAAAGGCATTATAGTGCAGATTTGTTCTTGATGCTGGATAGTGTAGATAACGGGCAGATGACAGCACGTGAGGTTATGGAGCGCACACAGGAAAAATTACAACAACTTGGTCCTGTGGTGGAACGTCTGCAGGATGAGTTTCTAACGCCAATCATTGTAAGGATATATAACATCCTTGAAAGAGCAGGAGCTTTCCCTCCGATACCGCCTGAAATTCAGGACCGCATAAGTAATGAGGATATCAAAATTGAGTATATTTCTCCGCTGGCACAGGCACAGAAAATGAGTGGGCTTGTTAATATTGAGCAGGCTCTTGCTACTACGCTGCAGATGGCGCAGGCTTGGCCAGAGGTGCTAAAAAAAGTTGATCCTATTGGAACTTTGTCCAAATATTTTGAAATGCTTGGCGCTCCTGCCGCTATGCAACGTAGTGATGATGACGTTAAAAAGCTCATTGAGCAGGAGCAGCAGGCGTTACAAGAGCAGCAGCAGGCACAGGAAGCAATGGCTCTTATGCAGGCAGCAGCACCGGCAGCGCAGGCTGCAAAAAACATGACTGAGGCTGCAAATGACGGAAATCCGGCAATGGCAGCTTGGCTTGGTATGGGAGGTGGTGCAGGTGGTGTATAAGTCGATTACAGACCAAAACAGCAGGCAAGCAAAATTGCAGGAGTTTTTCTATAGAGAACTTCAAAAACGCGATCAAGATGCGCTGCTGACCATCTTAAATAGCGAAAGCGGACGCTGGTTTTTAATGCGGTTGCTGGACAAAACAAAAGTTAATGCGGATAACTTCACTGGTAATTCGCAGACCTTTTATAACGAGGGCATGCGAAAAGTTGGTTTATTGATCCTAAACGATATTCAAAATCTTGGTATCACTGGAGTAAAGCTCAAACAAAAAGCTGAGCTTGAATATATAAATACTCAAATCAAGGCACAGAAAATAGTTGCCGAACAATTGGAAGGAGACGATGAATAATGGAAGATGAAATCAACACAAGTGCCAACGATAACACGCAGGGCACAGAAACAGTTGAGCAGCAAGAGGACACACAGCATGAAACACAATCTCAGGATACCCTTCTTGGGGGTAAAGCAGAAACCCAATCTCAGGAAAACGCTGAACAGATCGCTTATGACTTTAAAGAAACTGTTTCCGCTATGGGGGATTTTGAGTTCAGCCAGGAAGAAAGCGATAAGTTTGTAGAGGTTATTAAGGATATGGGACTTAACAACGAGCAGGCGAACGCTATCGTTAAGTATGGCGGTGAGTGGGGGAAGGGTATTGCAGAAGCTGCTATGACCGCTGTTATCGAACAGCGAAATGCAGAAATCCAAAACTGGGGCGAGACGGCAAAAAAAGAGCTCGGAACAGAGTTTGATAGTACAATCAATCTTTGCGGTCTTGCGGTGGAACATGTAGAGAAAGCTGTTCCGGGTATCAGACAGGCATTAAACGAAACAGGCGCAGGTAACAGAATTGAAGTTATCCGCGCTTTTTCTATGCTCGGAAGGCTGTTGGAAAGCGATCCTGGCAAAGGTGTTGGTGCTCCTGTTGCACAGAGGAATAGTCTTGAAAAATTCTATGACAAAACAGATTTTACTAAATTAAAATAAGAGAGGATGAATGAATAATGGCAGTTTTAAATCAACTAGCTTATACTTTGGCTGACTGGAGAGGTAGACTCGATCCATCTGGGAATGTAGATGATATCATTGAAGTCTTATCTCAATCCAATCCAATTTTAGAAGAAATGACCTTTATGGAAGGAAATCTTCCTACTGGCATCGTGACTACTCAGCGTACAAAAGTTCCTGAACCTTCTATCCGCCGTATTAATACCGGTGTTCCTTATAAAAAGAGTGGGGTAAAGCAAATCAACGATACGACTACTTTATACGAAAACCGTAATAAGATGGACGTAGAGCTTTTGCGTTTGCAGAATGACCCTGCTGCTTTTCGCTACAGTGAAGATTTAGCATTTGTAGCTGGCTTTGGCGACCGTATTGCTAAAGATGTTATTTATGGCGGACTTAGCGAGGTTCCGGATGAATTTAACGGATTCGATATCAGACATCGTTATTTTGGCAATGGTGATGATCCGACAGCTGAGGGTTATACTACTCTTAATGCTGGCGGTGGTTCTAAGAATACCTCTATTTACTTCGTAAACTGGGGTGAGCGTACCTGTTCTGGCGTGTTCCCTAAAAATGGCAGCGCTGGTCTGAAAAAAGAAGATCTGGGACAACAAACTACCATGGCAGATGATGGAACTGAATTTGAAGCAATGATTACGAAATGGACCTGGAATGTAGGGCTGACTATTCGCGATTACAGAGCTGTCGGAGCTATTCGTAATATTGATGCAGCACAGTTTGCATCTGCAACTTCTGCTCAAAAACAGAAGATTATTGAAAATGTTATTCGGGTCCATGACCGACTGAGAAACCCTGACAGTGTTATGATGTACTGCTCTCGCAGCATGTATACGCTGTTCAAGTTGTGCTTGATCGATAAAAATAATGTCCATGTTGAGATGGAAACGCTGGCTAATGGCATTAAAGTATTAAATGTAGATGGCATGCGTGTGCGTAAACTTGACTGCATTCGTGAAGACGAAGCTAAAATTGAAGCATAAGGAGTGAAGAATAATGAGATTAGACAAGGAAAATATTTTCTTTGAGAAACCTGCTGCAGAATTAGTTGATGGTGTTCTCGGTGATGTTATCGCTATGGGTGGCGGTGACAGCATTAATCCGATGTGGCTTTATGTAGGGCCGAAGCTTGAAAGCGGCAGCGTTGCTTTGACATTGGAGACTGCTGATGATGAGGAGTTCAGCGAGGCTGTAGCACTGGGAAGTTTTACACTTGACGAAAAGGCACCTGTGAGAGCTAAGGTGCCTTTGGGAGTAAAAAAATATCTGCGCATTAAGGCCAGTGAATCCAGTACTCCTACTAATGCAACGGCTGCTAAAATTGTTGCAGCTCTTGCTGTGGATGTTGATTTTAAATGATTTTATATAGTAACGGCAAGACGGTTATACCTGGCAGAAGGCTTGAAGATATGTCAGCCAATGAATTGAGAGTTAAGCTCTATAATGCTGATATTAAATATCCGGTAAATGCCAGCAAACAAGATTTAATCAGGCTTATTAGAGAAAATATTAAATAACACCTATATAGTCATGTGACGGCTATGTACAAGCACTTAGGGACGTCTTAAAGGCGTCCCTATTTTAATAAAGAGGAAAATAACATGGAGGTGTTTCCGTGATGAATAATACAGATATTTGTAATATGGCCTTGGCTTATTTAGCCAAAGGCCGCATTTCTTCTATTGATGAGAATAACGAACTTGCAAGGCAGTGTAAGTTGTTTTATGACCATAGCAGAAAAGAACTATTGCGAGAATACAGTTGGGGATTTGCTAAGAGGATTATCAGACTTGCAGAACTGGATGCTTTAAATCCTGATTGGAAGTATGTGTATGCATATCCAGAGAAATGTGTATGTGCAAGGCGCATATTTAATGAAAAAGAAAATGTAAGCAGTTTAGAGAGGGACAAGTATGATTTGTTCTTGGTTAACGACAATACGCAGGCTATCGGCTGCAACGTATATCAGGCATATTTAGAGTATACTTATGATGCAGAAAATGCAGAACTTTTTAGCTCGGATTTTACAGAGGCGCTGGCAAGAATGCTGGCCTTTAATATTTGCTTGCAGTTAAATGGTAATGGAACTATCCAACAAACACAGTATCAGCTGGCACAGGCTGCATTAAGCAGAGCAAAATATACCACAGCAGCTGAACGTCAGGATAAGCTGGATTACCCTGACAATTATTTCGCTGCGAGGATGTGATATTATGGCTAGAGGAAGCGGACCGAATCCTTTTTATGTACTGCAGCCTGCATTTACTGCAGGTGAGATATCTAATGCTGTTGCTAATCGTGTCGATTTGGATAAATATCAATATGCTCTTTTGACTGCTGAAAATTGTTATATTCGTCCTTATGGTCCTGCGTATCGTCGTAGTGGTACGGTTTACTGCATTGCTACCAAATATGCTGATAAAAGGTGTATTCTGGCTGGATTTAATTTTACTGATGATATTAATTATCTGCTTGAAATAGGCGATCAGTATATTCGGATCCACAGAAATGGGAAGTATTTAGGGATAGAAATAGTAACGCCTTTTACAGAAGCTGATTTGGAAAAATTGAGATTTGCTCAGTCAGCAGATGTTATATATATCACAAGCGGGAATTATCCGGTAAAACAACTGGCTAGATATAGCGAAGATGATTGGAAGTTTGGCGATTTTGAAATTACTCATGCTTATTTTGAAGATGAGGTAACTATGGATTTGGTTGAGAGTACTGTTTACACGGCGCCTGGCAATTATACGTATACAGTCCCGAAAGATGGCCGTTATACAATAGAAGTAGCTGGTGGCGGTGGTGGCGGCAGTGGTGTAGCCAGAAAAGCAAGTGATAAGCAAAGTTCAGGTGGCACAGGTGGTCGTGGTGGTTTTTACAGTTTTGAGATGGATTTGACCGAAGGTGATAGTTTCCCTGTAACTGTGGGAGCTGGTGGCAAAGGTGGTGCTGTGCATTATGGAGCTGGTTACGGTAATGCTGGTGGCAACGGTGGAAGCAGCAGCGCTTTTGGTTGGGTAGCTCAAGGTGGTGGTGGGGCTACTGCAGCGTATTCGGAAGAACATGGTGCAAAGAACGGAAGCGACGGAACCAACTATGGTAATGGTGGCATTGGTGGGAAGAAAGGTGTTGCTTATGATGAAAATAACCTTTCCGGAACAGATGGCTCTAACGGCTGGGTTACTATAGCGTTTCAGGATAATCCAAAGGTTACGCCGTCCAGCACAACAGGTACTGTAACCATTACAAGCAATAGACCGATTTTCAACGAAGGGCTGATTGATGGTAACATCAGGCTGACGCACGAGGTAGAATCTTTTTCAGTAGAATTGAATTTGAAGGACAATGCTACTGGAACTACTGGCGCTGTTGTAGTGGGAGAAAGTTGGAAAGTTATTTCTGGCGGTTCCTGGACCGGAAGTTTCCAAATACAAAAAAGTGAAGATGGTACTACATGGAAAGAATACCGTAAATATTCAAGCACAAACAATTTTAATCCTACTGAAAGCGGGACAGTAACAGACACTACCTATTTGAGAATAGAGGCGTCTATAACGAGCGGTGATTTGACTGTAACACTAACCGCTCTTCCTTATACTAAAGATGGTACAGCAAAAATAATTAGCTATATCGATGAATATAATATTAAGGCAATGGTAAATGAGCCGTTTGGGTCTACCGAAAGTACAACTACTTATGCTTTCGGAGCATGGGACAGCAATTTCGGCTATCCAAAAACAGTATGCTTTTTTCAAGACAGACTTTGTTTTGGTGGAAATAACAAAAGGCCTTATATGGTTTGGATGTCAAAAAGCGGGGATTATCCTAATTTTGGCGTGGAGAAGGTTAGTGGGACGATAACGGACGACAGTGCTATTGCTGCATCATTTATCAGTAGAAAACAGTTTGATATTTTACATTTGATCCCATCTGTTGACCTTCTTGTCTTAACACAAGGGAACGAATGGATCGTTTCTGGAAGCGAGGTTGTAACACCAACAAATATCACACCCAAAATGCAAACTACGAGAGGCTGCAGTAATTGCGAGCCACTTACAATCGGCAATAGGATTGTATTTGTACAGGGACGTGGTTCGACAGTTCGTGATATGGGCTACAGCTTTGAAACAGACAGTTATGGTGGCATGGAATTAACAATACTGGCAGGGCAAATTATAAAGGGGCTTTCTATTACCGATTCAGCTTATAAGCAGGAGCCGGACAGTATAATTTATTTCGTGCGTAGTGATGGCACGATCGCTTGCCTGTCTTATATAAGAGAGCAGGAAGTATACGCATGGTCCAGGATCATTACTGACGGCGAATTTGAAGCTGTCGTGAATATTCCAGAAGGGGACGAAGATAGTATCTACGCTGTTGTAAAACGTGTGGTAAATGGAGAGACGGTTCGCTATATTGAACGCTTTGATAATAATTATGATGGTGACAATCCGAATGATTATGTAATGCTGGACTGTGCTAAAAAATACGATATGGAGGAAGCAACAGATACTTTAACAGGACTGGGGCATCTTGCCGGTAATACAATTTCTGTGTTGGGAGATGGACGTGTATTGAGAAATTATACGGTGCAGGATGATGGCACTGTTAAATTGCCGATACAAATTAAACGTGCAGTTGCAGGATTACCATATACTATGAATATCGAGCTTCCAAACATTGAAATCCAGTTACAGGACGGAACTATGCAGGGAAGATTTAAACAGGTCTCAGAAGCGATTTTACGAGTTGAGAATACTCTTGGCGGTGAAGTTGGCACCGAATTTGGGAATCAGGATGCTATCGCCTATGATGAATTTAGTATGACTGAAAATATGAAATTGTATAGTGGAGATAAAAAGGCTACTCCGCCGACAGGAGGGTTTGATCGAGACGGAAGGCTGTGCATTACAAGCAGTGAGCCGTACCCATTTAATTTATTAAGCGTAACAAGGCAGGTGACATTTGGTGGCTAAAAAATACAAGGTTGAAGTAGCGGATGTCGATAATGCAATAGAGATTGCTGCAGCGTTGCTGAAAGATTTGCGGGACAGCGACAGGCAGGAATTAGAAGCATACGATGAAGATGCAGTAATGCTGATTGCCGGTAGTATTGAAAATGCAGAACATTGTTATATTTACAGGGATATGAAAGATAATATTCTTTGTATTGTAGGGTTAGCTGCTGTTTCCAGTGTTCCGGGCAAAGAAATTTGGATGTTGGGGACAAAAAGGATAAGCTGTTTCAAAAAAGAGCTACTTATTTGCGCTGCAAGGCTTCTAATCAAGAAATGGGTGCAAGAATATGGACGGCTTTATAATTATGTTTATAGTGGCAATTCTGCTTCGATACGGTGGCTTGCTAGACTTGGGGCAATGTTCCTGGCACCGATAAAAATAAAAAAGAACGGAAAAGAGTTTCTTCCGTTCGTAATTGAGGAGGGGAGTATATAATGTGTATAGATCCAATGACATTAGGTATAGGGCTTACAGCATTACAGGGTGTATCTGCCATCTCGTCTACAAATCAGCAGGCTAAGGCACAGCAGGCGTATTATGATGCGCAGGCACAGGCTGCAGAACAAAATGCTGATATTCAGGCAAAGCGTGGTGAACAGATAGCAGAGCAATATGCTTATGAACAACAAAAGCTCAATGATAGACGCCGTATTGCGGCAGGTCAGCAGGCGGCCGCATTTGGTGCTGCCGGTATCAGCGGGGATATGGGTACAGCTCTTGACCTTAGTGATTCGAGCTTTAGAGCATATAGAAAAGACAGTAATCAGCTTTTAGGTAATCAGCGTAACGACCAGTGGAGCAACTATCTTGGTGTAGTGAATTATAAAAATCAGGCTAATGCGGCAAGAGCTTCTGCTTACAATGTTAAACAGCAGGCTAAGCAACAGAATATGGGTACTATTCTTGGAACGGCTGCGAACATTTTCAGCGTATATAACAATTTTGGCGGGAGCGGGAAAACTGGCGGAGCAGCCCAATCTTATGGCAGAGGTGGTAATGGTTATGGTTGGGGTAACAGCGGTAATCTGACCTTTGGAAATTATAATCCCAAAAAATATGGGCTATACTATGGTAGTTTATTTTAACTTGCATTGATATGAAATGTATTATATAATAAACGAAAAGAGATAGCTTGACGGGTAGTAGCGTCGGCTCATCTTGTAACAAATAGTACTTGAAAACGAGCCCGCCAGCTAACCCTTGTGCAGGGCTTATTTTCTTGCTATTTTACAGACTGTATCGGTATTAATTCGGACTGTATCGGGATTGAGTCAGACTGTGCTTGCATTAGTACGGAATGTATTATATAATAAATGAAAAGAGATAGCTTGATATTGGCATGTCAGCTCTCTCCTGAAAAGTATAGACTTGAAGAAAAGGCCGACTACACCATTAGTTGGTCTTTTGTCTTATGTAAGTAAAATTACTTGCGATTAGACAAAATGATAGCAACGAGTGTACCAAAGGTTACCATCAAAGATAAGGCTTCGTATACAGTCATGCTATCACCTCCCTTGACAGGGAGAGAATCCGACTATCAAACTATCTCGGACAACATTATAACACACCTTTAAGCGCTTAACAATTTGTTAAAGCGCTTTTTCTATACCCCAAAGGAGGTACAAACAGAATGAAATTCAGTCAATATGCAGAGCAAGTAAATCCAAATACAATACAGGGGCAAGTACAAAGACCAGGCGATTTAAACAGCTACGGCGGTAATGGCGCTGGGTATGAGGCTATTGGTAGAGGATTGGGGGCTGCAAATGAAGCTTATAATAAATTTATCGAAAGTGTTGAGCAATCTAAAGTTGTAGAAGCTGATGCTGAATATGATAAACGTATTTCTAATTTATTATATAACCCGAAAGATGGTTTAATGCATGCTCAATATTCTAATGCAGAGGGGATAGCGGGGAAATTTCAGAATGAAGAACAAAAAATAAGACAGGAGATAATGGAGAAATATAAATTCAGTTTGAATAAGACTTCTAGTGTTTTTAATAATTGGGCTAATAACGATGCACAGAAAAGATTTATGTTAGTTGGCCAACATGAATATAAACAGGTTGAGGCTAACAAAGACTTGGCATTATCAAATAATATTGATGAAAATTTTAATTTTGCAATGCAAAATTATGATAATGATGAGTTAATAAAATCAGAATTTGATAAAAGTATAACTATTTTAATGGATAGATATGCGGGGCAAGATCCTGAATTTATAAAAAGTGAAGCAAAAAGATTATTATCACCTAAAATGGCCGCACTTGTTGGAACTGCTTTAGCGAATGATGATATTGACAGAGCTGGCGCGATTATTGAAAAATGGGGTGCCTTTATGCCTGCGGAAACAAGACTTTCTTATTCTAGAATTGCGCATGCCAGAAAAGAAAGAGAGTACGAATATTATACAGGCTTAAATATATACGAACGTTTTGGAGATGATTATGAGTCTGCCAGGAAGTATATTTATGGTGATAACTTTGGATATGATGGTGAAGCCGCTGTGCGGAGTGCAAGAGAAGATATTGGGAATAATTATGGTACTAACACATGTACGATAAGAAGTAATAATTGGATTGCTGCAGGTGGAGGCAAGGAAGGAAATGCTTGGGCTCCTACACAATTTGAAGATATGAAAGGCGCAGGATTGATTTTTACCGACAAGTCTCAATTACGAAGTGGTGATATTGTTTATTGGCATTACGGAGAAGACCCAAATGATGTTGATCATGTTGGGATATATGATGCAAAGACTGGAATGGTAATACAAAGTGGAGATCATGGAGTTGCAGAAATTCCGCTTGATTATGCAAATATTTCTGGGTTCGCAAGACCTAGAGGAAGAAATGTATCCATAGAAGATAAAGAAAAAGCATGGAATGCCTATGTTACTCAAGCTCATAATAACAATGCAATAAAAAATAACCATAAGAAAAGAATTATTGATAGCGTACAACAAGAAATGTGGAACAAATTTAAGACTGGCGTTATTGATCCAAAGGAATTTCAAAGTCTTGTATACAGTGTTTCTGGAGGCGATGCAGATATTGAAATGAACCTTTTAAAGTTCGGTGATGATTTGATTGGAATACAAGGCAAAGCTGCTGCCGCTGTATCTAATAGCAGCATTTATAAAGAAATCAAAGATGCTATTACAAATAGTACTGTAACGCCAGCAGAAGCCGTATCTTTAATCAATCAAAACGCAACAGTCTTAGGCGAAGCTGATAGAAGCAGATTGCTTGCTTTTGCTAGAAATCAAGATCCGAGAAATAAGGATATCGATAAACAGTTAGCTACTATAATCAATGAAGCGTTTTCTGATCCGGTGGAAAGAGGAGAAGCTCAAATTTTCTTGGATAATAAATTAGAAATTGTAACTGACCCTGATGCAAGATACACGGAAGGCTATGATGTATTGTATGGTACGAAGGATAGACCAGGGATTTTGCAGAATAAAGCCATTTTCAAAAATTTTAATAGCAAACAACGTGAATGGGGTTCCTTAAAGAGCAGTCTATCTCCTAAGCTTTATCCTTATATAGATGCATATCAGATTCAGAACGGAAATAATATTGATTTGGGGCAGGCAAAAACAATCTTTGAATCCATAAATCCGAACGATAAATACCAGATTTCGGCGCTTCAATATGCGACTGTTTATAATAGTCCAATGGATATTCAAGAGCTCAATAAACAAATTGCGGCTATGGCAGTTCGTGATGGTGTAGATGCTGCTCCACATTTGCTGGATATTCCGCAGCAGAGTGAAACAGTAGTACAGCAAAATGAAAGCACTCCATGGTTTAGCGATTGGGGAGCAAGTGAGCGTACTGGTTTAGCGGCAATGAGTTTTAGTGATACTCTGGAAGCTATAAAACAGCGTCACTTAGCAGCATTAAGAGGAGAAATTAACGAGGAGTGATAATATGGCAAGGTCTATATTGTATGATGTAGCAGCAGCAGGAAAGTTTATACCAGACGACTTAAAGACTAAAGCGTTACAAGGGGCTAATGCAAATAATATATCGCTTCAAATGGCCGCTCGTAATCCCGATTATTATTTACCTAAAAACTTTGATTATGACTGGAATAAATATGAGAAGATAGCACCAAGAACAGCAGAGGCGTTAAAAGACCCGGTGCTTATGAGCATTGCCGGCACTAAAGCTGCAGAATTTTGGGGCGAACAAGAGAATAACTGGAAAAGCATTACAGCACTGAAAAATGGCTTTAAGAATGTTGCTCGTAGTGGTTATGGTGCAGTTGCGCTCTTGGCTGATTTAGGAACAGACAAAAAAGATGTTGAGCTGACCACGGAATCTAAAGTGTTTAGTGCAGATACGATAGGGCGGCTTTTGTATGCTGTTGGCGGTGAAAAATTAAAAACTATTGGCACAGAAGCTAAACGCATTGGTGGCAGTGAGATATTTCAGCCAGAAGAAGTAAAGGCAGAGACTGCAGCAGGGCAGTTTTATTACGATTTACTGCAGAATGCACCACAATTAGCGGCACAGGTCGGCGTAGCAATTAGCACTGGCGGTTGGAGTGCGGCGGCTTTTATGGGTAGCCAGATTGCAGGCGGTCAATATTTAGACCTTACTGAAGCTGGTGTATCTAATGACAGAGCCAGAGCTGCGGCATCGTTAAATGCTGTTGCGCAGTCTGCTCTTGAAAAAGTTGGTTTGGGCAAAGTTATGGGAGCAGGAGCAAGAGCCGCTAAAATAGCAAATATGGGTGGGAAGGCTAAAGAGGTTTTTAAAACTGCATTGACAGAAGGTATTACTGAATGGATTCAAGAATACCCGGATGCGGCTGCTGAAATATGGGCTAAAAATGAGAATCTTTCTACTCAGGAACAAATACTTAAATTTTATCAGGAGTTTGGTGAGATTACTAAAAGAGGCGCTTATTCTGGTGCTATAGGAGCAGTATTCGGTGGGCTTGGTGGCTCTGTTAGTGTTGCTGTAGATCGTAATGCTAACCGTGCGATTCAGGAACAGGCAGTGCGTACTGCAGAAGCAATGAAAAACAGTAAGGATGTAGATATTACTGCCAGTAAATTAGTGTTGAATCAAACCACAGAAGAAAAGGCTTATATAGATGCTGAAACCCTTTTTACATACGTGCAGGAAAATCCTAATCTGGATGTAAAAGATACTTTCGGGATAGAGGCTTCTGAATTGCAGGCAGCTGCCGTTCGCGGTGAGGATATTGAAATGCCAATGGGTACGTATTGCGCAGCAGAGGCTCAAAATCCTGGCTTTTTTCAGGCTGTAAGTAATAGCGTAGCATTTGAGCAGGGCGGATATACAGAAGAACGTGCAAGAAATAAAAAAGCTCTCCAAAGCGCTTATAAAAAAGCGTTGGAGAACGACGAAGAATTTAGAACTACAGTTGATACTTTTAGAAATGAATTGACTGAAGCGGGACTAAATCAAAAAGAAACTGGTGATGTCCTGGCTATTTTAACAAGTCGTGCAATGATCGCTAATCCTGATGATCCTATGCAATATTTCAGAGATCACCCTGTAAGCTTCAAGCGTGTAGTCAGCACTCCTGGCGGTCGGTATATGCAAACTAAAAGTGCTAACGAAAAATTGCTTGAGGATGAAAATAATTTTGCCGGCATTGTAGATGAGTATACTGCAGGAAAAATAAACGATACCAAAACCTATAATGTTATGACGACACCGCTTGCATTGGGACTTGCAGGCGGTAAAATTTTGCCTGTAACTATTGATGGCAGCAAAATAAAACATATATTTGATGGACATTCTGACGGGATGACACCAGAACTGTTGAAACAAATTCCTCGTGCAATGGCCGATCCAATGATGATATTGGATTCTTATGCCGGTCGTAAGATTGTAGTGCTTGATTTAAAGGATAAGCAGGGATCTACTATTATTGTTCCTTTAGAACTTGACGTAGAACGTAGTTGGTATAAAGTTAATGCGATTGCGAGTGCTTATGGTAAAGGTGGAGAAAGTGGTACAGATTATAACTGGTTTATAGAACACAATCTAAAAAAAGGTAGAGTATCATATGTAAATAAAGAAAAGACTGCCAAGTGGATACCTTCTCCTAGCAGCGATTCCGCTAGCAGAATAACCGACCTTGACAGTCTTCTTAATAATAGTATACCAGATGAAAATGCGCTACGCAAGAGACGTGAAGAAATGCAGGGATACTACCAGACCGCTTTTCATGGAAGCTCGCATAGATTTGAAAAGTTTGACCTTGGGGCTATAGGTACAGGTCTAGGTGCGCAGGCACACGGATGGGGACTGTACTTTGCCGAGAATAAGGAAGTAGCCGCAGAGTATAGACGTAAGTTAACTAAAAGTAGTAGCCCATATACAGTTGTCTATGATGGTAAGATTGATGAGAAAATAACAAATATATTATCTAGATCTCTTAGTGGCCCAGAATTGTATGCAATGGCATCTGGTAAAAAAATAGATTTGCAGTCTTCTATTGCTCGCAGTATTGAAGCTTATTCTCGCGACAATAAAAGTATAGATAAGCTGATATCTATACTTCAGGAGCAGATAAATAAAATTGAAGACAATCCAAAAATATCAATAACAAAATTTTTAAAAGAAGTGCCCAGCGACGAAAAGGATAGATTTGAAACTCTTGCTAAATCTGCAACGCAAGAAGCTAAAGCTGCTGGGAGACGTGCAAACATTTCTGATGTATTACGGCGACTAAGGGAGCATATAGAGCCGTTTATCAAGTCAAACGATAGGAATTTACAAGATATTAAGTTACTGGAAAGTATAGACACAAGTAAGGTAGAGGTACGTTCTCCCGGCTCGTTTTTTGAAGTTGACATACCAGAAAAGGAAGTAATGTTAGATGAGCAAAAAGCTTTTTCTGAACAATCTGATTTCGTGAAGGAAAAGTTGGTTGCTATTAGTAAAGTAGAAGAAAATGTAAATCTTGCACAAGCAATAGCTAATAATGCTACAGGCAGAAGACTGTATAAAGCAGTCAGCAGCGTTGGTCGTAAAGCATCAGAAACATTAAACAAATATGGAATAGAGGGGATTTCATATCATGGATCGAAAGACGGACGTTGTTTTGTAGTATTCGATGATCAGGCAATAAAGATAATCAACAGTTATAATCAGAAAGTCAACAACGATAAAAAGGGCGAGATTAGATGGGACGAAGAAGGCAAAGCAATTATTAACCTGTTTGAAGGTGCCAATGTTAGTACTGTTATTCACGAGGCCATGGGTCATTACTTGTCAGTGAATATTATGAGACAGAGCAAGCTTCCAACAGCTACAGAACAACAGCGTAAAGACAGGCAAACACTTCTTGAATATGCAGAAACTAGTGAAGAAGAATGGGCTGAACTTGATAAATACGATGGCTATCTTACTAAAGAACAGTTTGAACGGAAAACGGCAATTTATGAACGCTGGGCAACGGGAGCAGAACAGTATTTTATGTTAGGTGTCGCACCGAACAAAGAGCTTCGTCGGATATTTGCCAACTGTAAAAAGTGGCTGCTTGGTATTTATAAATCTATCAGAGATTTTGTTGCTGCTAATAAATACGCAAAGGAAATCACACCAGAGGTTAAGGCTGTGTTTGACAGAGCACTTGCAAGTGAGGAAGCTATTAGAGAACAACAAAAGTTGGATGGATATTTTGCTAAGCTTCCAGATACTATTTTAGATAATCTTTCAGAAACTTCCAAAAGACGGCTTGAAGCTATTATAGAAAATGCCTATGATAAAGCTGTTGAAAGTCTAACAAAGGAAAGCCTGAAGAATTTCACTAAGGAACGCAGGGCAGAAATAAATGCATACAGAGATAAAATCGCTCCTACGATTACAGAAAGTATCCAAACAGAAAGACTTTACATCACCGGAAGACAGATGACTGAAACGTTAGGAGAAAAAAGTGCTGCTACATCTGCGCAAAAATATCAAGATTTGATTGGCAGAGCAAAGAACCCAGAAGAAGTGCTGACCGATAAAGAACAAGAATATATGCTATTGTTTTCTGCGGTGGCAGAGCAAAATGGATATGCCAGTGGAGAAGACTTTGCGAAAGCTGTTCTTGAAAATCCTACAGAAGCACAGGCCATTGAAAATGCTATTGATAAAGTTGTAGATGAAAAGTTCCCTGACATAGTGAATGAAAGACAGGCGGCTGAACTTGCAACCAAAGAAGCTTTCTATAATGATGAAAGCGGGTTAGTTCTCGGTATTGAACAGCAAATTATCGAAGACGCTGCAGTGGGACTGCTCGCAAAACAGCGTAGCACAGAAGCTAAAATGAAACTTGCTAAGGCACGTAGGCAACAAGCTAAAAATGCTGCGGTTAAAATGATTGATGGCATGTCGATCAAAGATGCAGTAAGGGTACAAAAATTTATTGTTGCAGAGCGTAATGCAGCAGCTAAAGCAGCTGTTGCTGTGAGAGATGGAGATATGGAAACGGCCTTAACTCAGAAACGCTTACAGGCATTAAACCATGCTCTGGTTATGGAAAGTATGAAAACTAGGCTTGCGGTAGATAAAGCTGGAAGAGCTTTAAAAAGAGCAAAGAACGCAAAAAAAGAAACGTGGTTTAATGATAATCACCTGTCTCAAGCAGGGGCATTGTTTGCGAGAATGGGAATAAAGTTAAAAGGATATGATCCGGAAAATAAAAAGATGACACTTGGACAATATGTAAATACTATGAATGAACTTTTAGGAAATGCGGATATTGCCGAGTGGTTATTTGATGAAACTGTTGATATTTCTAATCCTACTGCATTGACGCGACAGCAATACTTTGATGTAGTTGACGCTATTAAAAATATTCGCGCATTGGCCAAACAGGAAAAAGGCGTAGATTTGTTAGAGACTAAAAAGGATTTTAATGAGTTCAAAACTGAGACATTAACAAGACTTCAAGGTTTAAAAACAGTCGAAAAGCTTGCTCCGGGAGAAAAAGCGAAAATAAATCTGATTCGAAAGGGAATTGCTCAAGGGTTAACGTCTGACAGCATGTATGAAATTCTGGATAAAGGCAAGCAAGGGTTCTTTTACAACAACCTTTACCTTCCTCTAAAGCATAAACTTGACCTTGAAAGCGTTGACCTAGCATATTTGGCAAAGCGGTTTGAAACGGCTTCTAAAAATTGGAAAGAAGCTGTAGGAGATGTCTATGCAAAAGTAAGTTATTCAGAATTAGGTGTGGATATAGATGGTGAGCCATTAAAGCTTGACCGTAGCAATCTTGTACAAATGCTTGTAAATACTGGGACAGAAATTAATTTTAGAAGATTATGTGATACTCCTCCGGTCGGACTTGAAAATTCGCCGTTATGGGTAAGGGTATCTGAGACTGTATCTGATGAAGCAGCAAGGCAAGCTACTGCAGAAAATATTCTTAGATTTCTTAGCAATAACTTAACAATCCATGATTTAGTTATGGCGCAAGAGTTAATAAATATCGCAGAGTATAAATGGTCGGAAAAAGCAGAAAACGAACGACAGACTAAAGGGTTTGCTCCTAAAAAAGAGGAAGCAACACCTCGGGAGCTCACTTTGAAAGATGGTAATACTGTGGTATTTAAAGGGGGATACTATCCGCTCATTAGAGATACAAGGGGAGGAAGTTCTCCGACAGGTATTATGCCGTTTACTGAAACAAATGAGCCTCAGTTAAAATATGGTATGCATACTAATACCGGAAGCATGAAAGCAAGAACCGTAGGAGCGAAATATCCTCTTGACATAACACTTGACGCAGGGATAAGAAGGCTTCAAGCCTCCATTCATGATTTACATTTTAGAAAGGTTATTCAGGGAGCTAACCGTATATTTAATGATAAAGATATAACAGAGCTTATGAGAGCTAAGCTTGGTACAGAAACGTTTAAAGCGTTAAAAGAACAAATAGATTTGACTGCTAGGCCTGAAGGTATGTATAATCCTTCGGCGGCTGAGGAATTTTATGGAGGACTAGCAGAAAAACTACGTGGTAAGGTTATTCCCTATATGATTGGGATGAGCCTAAAGATCAATATGCAGAACCTTGCTAACATAGCGCTTTATGGTAATAATGCCGAAGGATACGGACATATAAAGGTGCTACAGGACTTTATTAATAATGGCATTATGTTAGGTATTAATTCACCGCGGGCTGCAAGAGAAATGTGGAAGACTGTACAGGAACTTTCGCCAATGATGGCTGAAAGGTTTAAAGGTACTGATTTTACAACTAGAGAACTGATGGAAAACAATAAATTTGATGGAGTAACAAAAAAAGTGCTGGAATGGTCGAATATGTCGATGGCATTTACAGACGGTTTGACAGCGATGCCAATATGGTATGGCGCATATACACGACAGTTGAATAGTGGGAAAACCCAACAGGAAGCCATAGACTATGCGGATACTATAATCAGAAAAACACTAGGGTCTACAAGAGCAACAGATGTTTCTTCTATGGTAAGAACTAAAGGCAGTGCAAAAATATTTTTAATGTTTCAAACTTTCTTCAATACACAGTTCAATCAATGGTATTCCATGTTTAAACGTCAGCAACTAAACCTTTCAGAGAAGGAATATAAAAAAATAGCGAAAGAAGTTTCCAGTTTTGTTTTTGCAAAATGGGCTACCTTTACGTTTTTATCGCTTCTGCTTGCTGGAGAAAATCCATTCGCCGATGATGACGATGACGGCTATAATGATTTCCTGTCAGAACTGTTTTCGTATCCGTTTACGCTTGGCGGACCAGTAGGGTCGGCAATGAATTTCGGCGCAAGATATATGCTTGATATGCATACTTTTCAATATCGTATGACTCCGATTGAATCTTCAGTTAATATGATGGTTAATAATGCGGGAACTATTGCTGATGTGGCTACAGGAGAAAAAGAAAACGAAGAACTTGTTGAGCCGGTTGTTAATTTAGCTCTTCTCGCTAAGGGGTTACCAAGCCAGCTTAGTAAATGGTTCTTTAATGCTTGGGATATTTTGTATAATGATATGGATCCAAGAGTTGATGATTTGTTTCGGCGCAGACCTAAAAGAGAACGTGAGGAATAATAGAATAATAAAAATAGGACTCTGCATTTTTGCAGAGTCCTATTTTTGTTTTTAGAAATTTGCAATCCGTAAAAAAGTGGTATATAATAAACACAAAGAGATAGTTTGATATTGGCATGTCAGCTCTCTCCTGAAAAGTATAGACTTGAAGAAAAGGCCGACTACACCGTTAGTTGGTCTTTTGTCTTATGTAAGTAAAATTACTTGCGATTAGACAAAATGATAGCAACGAGAGTACCAAAGGTTACCATCAAAGATAAGGCTTCGTATACAGTCATGCTATCACCTCCCTTGACAGGGAGAGAATCCGACTATCAAACTATCTCAAAAATATTATAGCATACATTATGGCGCTTAACAATTTAGTTAAGCGTCTTTTTATTTTAGGGAATCATGAGGGAATATTGAGGGAATATATCTGATAATTTGAGCGATAATTTAAGTAAGAAACGGAGGCGATAACAATGTATGGAATAAATCCCTACGCTCCTGTAAATCCTGCAATGGCGGGAGTGACACAGCAGCGTTTAGCCAATTACCAATCACAAATGCCGCAGATGTCTACATATCAGCCACAGCAGTTTGTACCGCAGCCACCTATGCCTTTGATGATGAAAGGACGTACAGTAGCCAGCTTAGACGAAGTAAAGGCTGCTCAAATTGATTTGGATGGAAGCCTTACATATTTTCCTTGCCCGGCAGACAGCTGCATATATGCAAAGTATATTGATATGAATGGGATGCCGGTAATACAAAATTATAAATTGTCGCTTGAAAAAGAGCCGGTTCCGAAGAGATACGCTGATGCGGAATTAGTTGAAGCTCTGCAGCAAAAAGTAAATTCTTTAGAACGATATGTGAAGGGGGAGACAGTAAGTGCAAATGAATCCGTTGACAATGATGCAAATGTTTAACCAAATCAAGGGCAGCAATAACCCTATGGGTATGATGCAGCAAATGTTTGGTAATAACCCTATGTTCGGGCGTGCTATGGAAATGGCACAAGGTAAGTCGCCTGAGCAGCTAAAAGAAACTGTTATGAATCTTGCAAAACAACGTGGTATTGATCCGCAGCAAGCTCAGCAAATGCTTTCTCAATTTGGTATTAAAATCTGATCGGTGGCCACCAGATGATTTTAAACAATAAATTTAAAGGAGATGTTCTATATGACTATGGAAGGTAGTGGCGTAATGCCTGTATATGATCTGAATAACCGTACCGCAGCAGCAGACGGCGCCGGGTTTGGCGGCGGCTGGATGTGGGTAGTAATGTTATTCTTCCTGCTTGCCTGGGGCGGCGGTGGATTCGGTGGTTTCGGAGGCGGCGCTAATGGTGCTGTAAATACTTTGACTAATGAATTTCTTTATACCAATCTGAATAGTACTTTAGATCGTGGTTTTAATCAACTCGCAAATCAAAACTTCGGTATTCAAAAAGACTTATGTCAAGGCTTCGGCGGTGTTCAGGCTGCTATTGCTCAGTCCACCTTCGCTGCTCAACAGTGCTGCTGCGAAACCAATCGTAACATTGACGCGGTTCGTTACGAGAATGCTAAAAACACTTGTGACATTACCTCTGCTATTCATGCGGAAGGTGAAGCAACTCGCGCATTAATGACTGCGAATGTTATGCAGGAACTGCGTGACCAACTGCAAGCTGCTCAGCTGCAACTTGGAACTTTGGCTCAGACTTCTAACATCATTAATGCGGTACGTCCGTTCCCGCAACCGGCTTACATCACTTGCAGCCCGTATCAATCTGCAACCGGTGTTTATGGCTGTGGCGGTTGTGGCACCGTGTAATTCCGCTTAAAGCGTGACTATTAACAGGGGAGCTGTCACGCTTCCCTGTTTTTTATTAAGGAGATGAAATAAAAATGGCAACGTGTAATTGCAGGACGATTTTAACAACCGATGTAGCGGTTACAGGGAATAACCTTGTATTAACTATTCCGGAAGGAACTTATGTAAATTGTGAGAACTACGTTATTCGAGTAGCTCAAGATATTCCTTCTACAGCGACAAATTTGATGCCGGTAGTAATTCAAATCGGTACGGCAGCAACGCAGTACCCGGTACTACGCAAATGCGGTCATCATTTATATGCTAATCAGATAAGAACACGCAGAAATTATATTTTGAAGGTAGCAGCAGATACTAGCTCATTTGTGCTTATTTGCGGCTATATCTGCGCATATAACTGCGGTGCTGTAGCAAGCTTGCCTGTGCCTGTTACGCCTACTGCTGCTGTAGCAGAGAGCAAAAAGGCGGTGAGCAAAGATGCATAAGTACGTGGAATACCTTGAAAAGATTGCCGGTGATCGTGAAAAAGAAAAAGAGCTTGTTGAAATAATCAGTGAAGCTCTTGAGAGAATCAAGAAGCATTGCCCCGATGAATTTTATGGAGCTATGTACAAAATCCATTGCTTGATCTGCGGCCCGCACTTTGATGACCGTTTAGCGGAGAAAGCTGTTTCTCATATGAAAAATGTCGATGGCACTCATGGCGAGCACTGGAGCATGGAGCAAACAAATTCTCTTGCTGCTAAGCATGACATTAAAGAAAAGGCTGACTTCTATTATGTAATGAATATGATGCATAGTGACTACGCTGATGTCTTAGGCAGTGATGTAGGAACGTATGTAAAAATGGCTAAAGCATATATGGAAGATCCTGATGCAGCAGAGGGTAAAGTTTTTTGTACGTGGTTGGGACAAATGCGTCGAAAAGAAGAGTAG